ATTTACAACTGCTTCTGCTGGACAGGCACTGAGTTTCGCATTGCTTGACGAGTTACTCGACTTGGTTCTGTCTAAGAACGGTGATGTTGATTGGCTGATGATGCCTGCGCGTACTATCCGAAGCTACAAAATATTACTTCGCGCACTCGGCGGCACAAGCGCAACGGAGGTACTCTCACTGCCAGATGGCCGTCAAGTAATCGGTTATGAGGGCATCCCAATTTTCAAGAACTCTTTCTTGAGTGTTGTGGAAACCGCTAACGGCGCAGCATTGTCAGGTGGCGCGCTGGCATCTGTATGGGCAGGAAACTTTGATGACGGCAGCGAAAAGATTGGTGTAGCAGGTATTCACCCAATTGCAGTGCCCGCCGGTATTCAAATTGAGATGATCGGTAAACAAGAAGCACGTGACAACGACATCGTTCGAGTGAAACAGTACGCAAACTTCTGTAACTTCAATCGCAAAGGCCTCGCACGCCTACCAAGCATCAATAACTAAGATTAGTTTAGCTTAGACTAGACCCTCTTCGGAGGGTCTTTTATTTTGGGTAAGCACTTTATATTTATCAAAGCGTATCTATAATTACTGTATCAAGACGATGAACTTATGCAGCCGATAACATTTTCAAACTCTACAGAATGGGATATCGTCAAAACTCGGCATAGTTGCTGTGGGAGGAGCATCAAAGTCTGAGTCAGAGAACATGCTTGCGGCAAACTATAATAAAGTATATGATTGTGGGAATGCAGCTTATATCTGGAGAAAACCGTAATGCCTACCTATACCTACAAATGCCAAACTCACAAACTATTTACCACCTTCAAAAAGATGTCCGAGATGCTACGCCAAGAACCCTGCCCAAAGTGTGGAGAACTATCAGAAAAACAAATAGATGCGACGACGTTCGTACTAAAAGGCGGTGGGTGGGGCCCAAGAAAAGAGCAGAAGATACCCGATAAGTTTCTAAAAATGTCAGACGCAGAACTCGACTCAGATTTAGGACTAACCGACGATGCAAACGCAAACGCTTAAACTAAAGGATGCCAAATGAGCAATGAACTGGTGAATTGTGGGGTGATAGGGGGAGCCGCAAAAATTAAATTTCAATCCGGTAGTTTCCGTACAGAAATCACCCTTGCGGAGGACGACGTTAGAAAACTACTAACCGAACTGACCGAATCTTTGAGAGTACTGGAGGATGTTAGAACTGGAAAGGCTAGCTCCCATCTACCGACTATAGAGTTTCGTTACGCACTGGCTACAAAGATGCTGGAGCAGGAAAAAAGTTCTAACAAATATATCAGAAGTGTAAGTAAGAAACTAGGCATTAGACCACGTACCCACGAGAATAAAGACAGCTTAGACCAGCAAAAATATCTCGCAAAACTACTGGAGCTATCAAAAACCATAGAAAATAACGTGGCGATGGTTGCAGACGCAGAAAAGATGTACTATTCTTGGGAGTAATCGCAAACGCTTGACACCCCAAAAATACTATGATATAAGCACCATAAACCTAAAGGAGCCTTTTAATGTTCGCAAAATTACACAATGTCCAGTCCCACGAAGCTGTCGGAACTATTGGGTCACACTACGGCTATCCAACGGTCGTCAAAGAGAATAACGAAGTCTGGGCTGAGATTCCCCAAGACTTGTACGACATCGAAGTGGCTGGTGGACGTGTACGAGTTGAAGATACTATGCCCCCTATGGAATCAGTCGCTGAAACGATTGTTATGCCTGGAGAAACACTTGAAGACTTGCAAGTACCATCAGAACAACTTGTAAAAGTTGACGGTCGTACAAAAGCAGCAAAAAATAAATAAATAAAAGGAGCAGCGAATGGCACAAGGTATTGGCGAAGAGTTTGGTACATCTCCATTCCCAGAATTACGCGCAGGTAAGACTGGTGAGTTGGATAGTTTAACTTCAGGCGGTGTAAAAGCCACAGGAACCATCACGTTCGCGCTGAATCCTACAGCAGCCGCGACGATAACCATGAATGGTACAGTGTTTACCTTTGTAGCTGCGGGTGCGACTGGTAACCAAGTGAATATCGGTGTTGACCTAACTACCACACTTTCAAACACAGCAACAGTTTTGAATGCTAGCGTACTGGCAAATATATCAGTAGCTACGTATACCTCGAATGCCACAATACTGACAACTACATATGACACCTATGTGGCCGCAGGTAATCTATTTACTCTCGCTGCCTCAGTTGCAACACCGTCTGCTGCAACACTGACTGGGGGGCAAGATTTAGGTGTCGCTGATATATCTACTGAACCTACGAGAATGACGCTTACTCAGGCAGTGGATCAACGAGTGACGTTGGCAGCAGGTGACGAAGCGCAGCAAAAACTGATATATGTCAATACTCGCTCAGGCGCAGGTAATTTAGTAGTGGTGCCATCATCAGTTACAGGCGGAACTATTATAACTTTTAACGCTTCCGGTATGTGGGTTGAACTAAGATATATCGCAGGGGCTTGGGTAAAGACTGCCGGAACTGCGACCGTATCGTAATCTAGTCTTACCTACCAAGTGTAGGTGTAGCATCCGAAACCCTATGACAGTAATGTTATGGGGTTTCAGTCTTTTAACGCTTGACACAATCGCATATTCATGCTAAAAGCGACCTAACACAAATAAAAGGAAAAATAAGCCATGAATATTGCCAAACTTATGTACAGTATACGCAACTGGAGAGCCCATTGGAGGGCGTTTTACTATGGTTCATATGTCTGGCTTGAAGATGGTATGGCTAAGTTGCTCGCTTCCGGCTATGAGGGCCGTACGCGAGCGTACGGGGAGCTATCAGCGGTCATCACTCGTGCAAATGGTTCTAAACTAGACTTAGGGTGTGTTGGTAGGCGCGTAGTTACTACAGCGTTTGTAAACTACTTACGTGATGACATGAACAACGCAGCCGGTGCCGCCGACGTGTCTACTTTCAAATACCATGAATGCGGAACAGGTGTAGCTGCTGAAGCTATTACAGATACAGCGCTTGGCACACCATGCACAACTGTACTTAACCCAGATTCTACTAGAGCAGTAGGTACGCAAGTTGGCTCCGTTGGAAAAACGTATACCTCCGTAGGTACCATAACATTCGATGGTGTAGCAGCGGTAACTGAGCATGGTATATTTAATACCACTACCGCAGGGATTTTACTTGACCGTACAGTATTTGCTGCAATAACTACTGCGTCTGGGGACTCTATCCAATTTACATATAACCTGACTATTTCTGACGGTGGTTGATACACTATATTTGTTATATCACGCGCCAAACAAAGGGAAATTATATGATACCAGAGCACCAAGTCACGCTGGCTAGCAATGGCTAAATTTTTAATCCGTCTGGCCCCCGCTGAAAATCCGCAACGATATACCTCAGGTGACATTATTTGCATTGTGGATGACGAGCATGTGTGGGGCAGGTATGAAAGCAAAGAGCAATGGGTGGCAGAAGGGCTAGACCCAACCTTATGGCCGGATGTGTTTGGTATCATTGAGTTTACTGGGCTTGACACAGCCTTGGCGCAACCATATTTAGAATCTATATATTTAGACGGAACGATAGATACGGAAATAGTTGTGCGCAGAAAATATGGTGTTGATATAGCGGCGGCTATGGCACTTCTAAATACTAGTGATGTTGCATTATGGCAGCAGATCAGGCACCTTACCTTATCGTGGGGAAATGCCGCAGTGCAAGATGTGATTAAGACCAAGGTGTTGTAATGGCGCTCAAGACGATAAAAGCATCTGGCGGGGACTACACCACCTTGTCGGCGTGGGAAGCGTCATTACCCGCCACATTGACGGAAGTTGAAACTGCTGAGTGTTACAACTTTGCTTTAACCGATGATGTTGCAATCTCTGGTAGCACAACGTCTGCCACAAACTATATCAGGATTTATACCCCCCCAGCTGAACGGCATGATGGGCGATCAAGGGCTGTATCAGGTACTGGTTTTAGGTTGACCGCGAATACAGGGGCCACCCCAATACGTTATGGGTCGGTAAACCATGTCAGGTTAGAGGGGCTAGAAATCGTTGGGAGTGCAACATCCGCTACGGTAGTGGATTATCAGCTTGGTGGGTCATTCACCTCTGGGGGTAACGATCACCAGATCAATCATTGTATTATACATGACACGATCGTTGGTACCGGATACACAATTACAGCAGGCGCGGCTAACCTATCACTAACATTTATAGATAACATAGTTTACGGCTATCAGAGGTCATGGGATACAAGGAATGCAGCCAGCGTAGTAGCATCGAATAATACATTCTGGCGGCACGCCGCACAACTTGGACTTGTCTCAAGTACGGAACTAGTATGCAAGAATGCATATTCTGGGGCGTCAACTGCTGGGGCAGATGATTACTGGTCTGGGGGTACGCCGACCGGAAACAATAACGCATCTAGTGATACCAGCGCGACAGCGAGGTTTACGTCAAGTATTAATAGTGTCGCAGGCTCGGCAGTATTTACGAGCGTTACTGCAGGTGCAGAAGATTTTACTCTGAAGACTGGGACAAATGCTCTGGTTGAAGCTGGTGCTACACTCGCCTCAGTAACAGATGACATCAAAGGCACCGCAAGGCCGCAAGGATCTCTGTACGACATAGGGGCATTTGAAAGGGTTGTAGCAGGTGGGGTTCAGTTCCTAAAAACAGTAAGTGGTACGCTAACTCTTTCTGCAGTTTTACCAAGGAGCATAGGCAAAAGTATTGTTGCAGGGATTAGTTTTGCTGGAGCGTCTCTTCGCACCAGCAAAAAATATATACAAGGTTCTATTTCGTTTAGTGGGCAAATTATCAAATCTACCTACAAACAATTATCGTCTACTCTGGTAGTTACTGGTAGTATAGTTAAAGCAACCTATAAAAAACTATCTTCTAATCTGGTAGTTACTGGCAGTATAGTTAAGGCGACCTACAAACAACTATCTTCTAATCTGGTAGTTACTGGCAGTATAGTTAAAGCAACCTACAAACAATTATCATCTAATCTGGTAGTTACTGGCAGTACAGTTAAAGCAACCTACAAACAATTATCATCTAATCTTGTAGTTACTGGTAGTATAGTTAAATCAACCTACAAAAAATTATCGTCTAGTCTTGTAGTTACTGGCAGTATAGTTAAGGCGACCTACAAACAATTATCATCTAGTCTTGTAGTTACCGGCAGCATAGTTAAAGCAACATCGAAGAATATAATAGCGTCCATATCAGTATCTGGAATTCTTGGCGGGATTAAGCAATCTGGGGCTGTCGTATATACGCAGGCAGTTGGCGGTGTTATCGGGTTTGTTGGGGCTGTTAGAAAATATAGTAACAAGCTAATTACAGGCACTTACGGAATGGCCGGAGGTATATCAAAATCGTCGGCTAGAAGTATTTCAGGTTTAGTATCGTCCATAGGCGTTGTTATAAAGCAGAGTACCAAGGTCGTGTCAGGTAACACAGCTTTTTCAGGAACGCTATCTAGTCTTCGTGCACGTATAATCTCTATCGGAGGGGTTATCGGGTTTAGCGGGGCAACAAATAAGCGGGTCTCGAAATATGTATCGGGCGTTATTTCAGTATCATCGCAAATTTTAAAAACAACTTCACGGAGCATAGCCGCGGGTCTAGTGTTTGTTGGAAACACTACTGTATCACGCATAAAGTATATAGTGGTTGCAGGTTCATTGGTGATGGCAGGCGCAATTACAAAAGTTACAGCTAAAATATCTTTGGGGGTACTTAGCATTTCTGGAGTCACCACGAAACTTGTAGCAAAAACTATCTCTGGGGTATTGTCATTGTCTGGACTGCTGAATATAGCTGCCAATTTGTCATCCTTTGTAGCTAGATTGCTGGGTACGCGCAAAGTAGATTCAGAAAACAGAGTATTGAAAGCAGAGGCGCAGACAAGGGTATCTACCATAGAACCAAGCAACCGAACAAATATAATACGCGGAGATTAACGATGGGCACTTACATACAAGATGAAAAAGGGTACTACATATTTAAAGACCCACAAGCAAACCTTGACTACTCTAATGACTGGTCATCATGGCTGCCTGCTGGCGATATAGTCATTATCAGTACGTGGGCCGGAGACACAGGCGTGACGCTGACATCACCATCAATCACTGGGGGTACGCTGACAACAACGTTTATAGCGGGGGGAATCATCGGAACTGAGTACAGGATCAACAATAATATAACAACATCTAGTGGACGTATTGATGAGAGGTCTTTTAGGCTGGTTATTAAGGAGCAGTAGCCTAGTCGCACCTACCAAGTGTAGGCGTAGTACCCGAAACCCTATTACAGTAATGTTATGGGGTTTAAGTATTTTAACACTTGACACACTCCTGTATTAGTGATAAAAGCGACCTAACTTTTACTTGGATTTTGTCATGGCTGTCATTTCCGCGCTAGGGGACTCTTTCAATGTCTCCATTACCACCTTAGTACTTACACCAACAGTCATCGCCTTAGATGCCCTTGTGGGCGCGAGCACATCTGGAGTAATCAATGCAGGTACTTACCACATCGCAAATAGTGTACCACTGCACATACTTACGAGCACCGCAGGTACACCAGCGACCGCCGCAGCGACCTTATTCATGCCTGGCGAACGGTGCCTGACTATCGGAACAGGTATACGAGTTTCTATAATAAAATCAGCAGGCGCAGCGGATGGTTTATTCCGTGCGACACAGGTAGCTTAATATGTTCAGTCGCACACAGCAAGCCATAATTCTCACAGAAATTAAAACACATGCGCTAGAGTTGGCGCTGTACTCGACTGACCCTACAGCCTCAGATATAGGTACTGAAATCGCTGGCGGCAGTTATGCGCGTCAGTCAGCAACATTCGGTGCTAATACAGTCGTCAGTGGTGGTACACAGATCGCAAACACAGCACTGGTCACATTCCCGCAAGCATCTAGCGACTGGGCTACAGCGTCACACTGGGGCGTTAGAGTCGTTGGTGGTGCCTTGATTGCTCACGGACAGCTAACGCAGTCTGGGGTGGCTACAACACGCACAGTACGCACTGGTGATATTTACCAACAAGCGGTGGGAACCGTTATATTGCGCGTTTCAGACTAATATGTTCTGGGAATGGAGTGTAGTACCTCAAATACTTACCCCTGATGGCGGGGGGATTTCAGCAGGGGTAACTTACACCGCAGACTGTATAGGTGTAAGTACATATAGTTATAGCGTGTCGCCTTCGTGTTTATTTTACGCAGGAAGTGTTGGACTATCAGTAAATGCTGATACAGTTGAGACGCTAGGCTACAACGTCAGAGACTGCATCGGGGTATCAAGTAACACAGGTTTGTGCGATGCAGGAAATGGTTTGACCGTGCTGAAAGGTACATCTATATACCGAGATATTAACGTGCTTGAGTATCAGGGGAACGCAAGTTTCGCTGGACTTAGCAACAGAGCAATACTAAACATTTTAGCAGGCGGGGACTCAGTGACATACACGACTAGGGTTGACTTTATAGGCGATACAATACTCTACAAGGGAGAGGCAGCAGTAGGGTCGGCTGAGTCTAGTGCTGTGTGGCGTATCGCTAAGACAACTTTTGCGGTTGATGGGGACATTGTAACTACTTGGGCATTGGGAACAGATACGTTTACAAATGCTTGGGCTGACCATTTAACAGTTTCTTATTCGTGATTGATAAATGACAGCCTATACTTTAGCAGGTTCTGGAACACTTCGGGATATCGGTAACGCCGCTATCTGGGGTGTGGCGACGGCTCGTGGGACTACTGGTGATACCATCGATACCAACGGTTTCAACTTTACACAGGACCAAGACAGTCGCTATGGATTAAGTGGGAACACCAGTGCGATATGGTCAACGCTCACTATCAACACAACGAAAGGTGGGCAACTTAACTTCGACGGGCGCTATGTGCGCATGATCCCATTTAATACGGGGTCTGGTACTATTACACTTGGAACATCTATCACAGTAGGCTCTGCAACGGCTAACGTTATCGGTATCTATTCTTCTCTGACAACGGCACCTGTCACTACGGCCGCAAGTGGGTGGATAAAAGTAACAAACTGGAACAGCGTCGCTTTCCCTACATCAGGTAGTTACACACAAGCTGGATTTACGTTCACTATAACAGGGGCATCCGTTGTAGGCTTCATTGAAGTTAATGGGCTTGAAGCTGCCACGATTAACGCAAACCGCCTTGGTTCGGTTAATATCACGGGCGAATG